CTGGGGTATGCACCATTTTGGGTCTTGATTGATTATGGGCAGTCTCATGTTCGTGAGTTGCAATCTGCTCGTGCCTTGTGTGAGAGTCTTAACGTTCCGTGGCGTATGATTGAGATTGGAGGGTTGTGCGTGTCATCAAAACTCACTAATGGTGAGGGGGGCAAGTATCCCGGTGTTTCAGAATGGCATGTTCCTTCTAGGAATTTAATGTTCCTTGGAATCGCGGCCAGTGTGGCCGAGGATATGGGTGTTTCACTTATTTGGTACGGTGCTAATTATGAGGACCGGGAACATTTATTTCCTGATTGTTATCAGGAATGGGTGTTTCATGCTAATAAGTTGTTGGAAATCAATGGCAGTATGGGGGTAAAGGTTGAGGCTCCTTTATCAGGTATGCAAAAGGAAACCATACGAAGAATGTCGGAATTGTATAATATAACGAGTGAACAAATACATAGTGGTTATGAAAGATAGCAGTAAGGTTTTCACGAAGTTGGTGGACAAACATTACAGTCCTTTAGTGATTCGGAAGTACACTCATTGGGGTTTTCCGATGTATGTAGGAATGATCACCGATAATGATTTAACTGACTTAGACGACGTTGTCGTTGCCTACGTTGGGCAGCATCTCAGTGAGGGTTGGGTCAATAATATTCAGGCGCTCCGGAATTTTGCAGGGGCAATGACTGAGTACCTGAATACGGTCTATCCGAAAACGGAGGGCGTCGCGGTGGTTTTTTATGTTGACAAATGTTTTATTTCTTCTTTGCATGGTGATTTTATGAACCATACAGCGTGCCGTATTGAGTTTTATGGTCTCCTGAATATGTCAACCGGGGTATGATAACTTTTGAACAGCCTATTCATATTTTGGCACCTCATGCTGATGATGAATTGATAGGGTGCTTTAGTTTGTTGCAGGTAGCTTTGGCACACGTGGAGGTTGTGTATTATGCAACTTCGGATGCCATGTCTGAGGCAAAGGCTTCTTCTGATACTTATGGGTTTGATGTGAGGCATATTGAGCAATTTTCTTTTCCTGATTTTGGAAAAGGTGTGCTGTATTTGGCACCTGACCCTTATTATGAATTACACCCTGAGCATCGGAGGTTTGGTAATATTGGGATGGAGCTTTTGAGAAAGGGGGGCCAAGTGATGTTTTATGTGACGAATATGCAGGCTCCTTATATATGTGAACAGCCTTTATTTGATGTAAAAAGAAATATGCTCAATAGGTTGTATCCTGGTAAGTCTGATTTGTGGGCTCTGGACCATAAATATTTTCTATTTGAGGGGTACTGTCAATGGAAAAGTCTTGAAATATGTCACGTTTGATTATTGTTCCTCAATATCCTTCGTTGAATAGGTATCAGGAATGGTGGCTCCCCATGTTCACCAAAGAATTGTCTTCGTATTTTGAGGAGGTGGTTGTGTTAGGTGAGGGTATGTTGAAAGATTTACAAGTTTCTGATGAAGGTGGGTTTGCTCCTGTTGTTGCTGCTGAATGGTTTGAATTGAGGCAGATGGAGCAGTATGCGGAGTTGGTGTTGCGCCCAGATGATGTATTGTTGGTCAACGATATAAGTTTCCCCGGGTTATTTTGTGGGATATTATATCACAAACGTCCGGGTAGGTGTTATGGTATTTGTCATGCTTCTAGTTTGAATAGGTATGATTACTTTGCTCCGGACAGGTCCAGTAAGTATAGGCAGGAGACTGCCTATTCGTTGTTGTTTGATAAGGTGATAGTAGCAAGTCATTACCATGCTCAGAAATTAGGGTGGCATAATACGGTGGTATTTCCTCTTCCTTTTCCGCCATTTTCCGTGGCTGCCAGGTATTGTGAGAAGAGAATGGATATTGTTACTGTTGCCAGAAAAGGTATCCAGAAAAGAACGGCAAATATTGAAAAAAAGGTGGAGGAACATTTTCATACCAAGATTTTGTCCCCTGTTGGGGATTCCTGGGTTTCTTATTATGGATTTCTGGCACAATCAAAGGTGATGCTTATCACTTCTAAGGAGGAGACGTTTGGGTATCAGTTGTATGATGCCTTTTTGTGTGGATGTATCCCTGTGGCTCCCGCCATATGCAGCTATCCAGAATTATTGCCTCGGGATTATTTGTATAAGGATATTTCCGAATTATTTCGTATAATTACAAAAGCCTTACGAGGGGAATTGGATGCCCCTACACCATTGACGCTTTCTGATTCTTTGCATTTTTTTGAGAGGCTGGGTAATTTGTTGAGGTATGGAGACAATTAGATTATCATTAGATTCTGGAGCATATACGGCGTGGAAACAAGGTCATGTCTTGCATGTTGAGCAGTATGCAGAAGCAGTTCAGAATAATCCACATTTTGATGTGGCCTTTAATCTTGATGTGATTGGGGATGGTAAGGCGAGTTATGAGAATTGGGAGAAATTGAATGCCTTGGGTGTACACACCATACCTGTGTATCATATAGGGACGGAGGAGATTTGGTTAAAGAAATATCTTGAAAAATCTGAGTACATAGGGTTGGGAGCCATTGCTAATTTGGATACCGTGAAACGTTTACAGGGTCTGTCCTCTATATGGAAGCGATATTTGGTAGATTCTCAGGGATTGCCCTCAGTAAAGGTCCATGGTATGGGGTTGACTGCTGTGCAGATTATGTGTAGGTACCCTTGGTACTCAGTGGATTCTATTACTCCCCGTATTTCTGCCATTTGGGGGGGTGTAATTTTACCAAAGTTTCGAGTGGATGGCACTCCAAATTTTTCTGAGTTGGTGTTTTGTAAGATATCTGATCAGGCTAATCATATTGCAGGGAGTTATGGTAGTTTTGTTGCCTTACCTAAGACATTTCAGGTTCAGGCGACTTCTTTTGTTGAAAGTCATGGGTTCACTGTAGGTGATATATACTACCAAAAGAAGAGGCCTACCCGGGCGTCGTTGAAGGTAAAGGATACTCGTCCAGAAAGTTTGTTAGATTTGCCTATTGTGGAGGGTGCAGAGGAGCATACTTTGGCAGGAAGTTGGAAGGAGAGGGTTTCTTGGAATTTGGTTATGTGGAATTATTTGAAGCACAGATTGCCTATTTGGCCAAGGCCTTTAATGGATGATGCAAAAGTTTCTGAGGATGTGGTGAAGGGAAATAAAACTATTCTATACATAGGAGTTGCCGGAGAGCACGATGTAGAATTGTGTGAGCAGGTGAGTCCCAGGCATGACTTATTGGTATCAAATGAGTATTTGACAGTGAAGTTGAATCAATCCTTACAGATGTACAAATATGGTGATAAGTAGGAAAGAGTTGCAAACGGCCTTGGAGGTCGTTAAACCTGGATTGGCTGCGAAGGAAATCATTGAGCAATCCACGTCATTTGCTTTTTTTGGAGGGCAGGTGATCACATATAATGATGAAGTATGTATTTCTTATCCTGTTCCTGGATTGAATTTGACGGGCGCTGTTGAGGGGGAGAAATTGTATGCCTTATTGGCGAAATGGGAAAAGGAGGAGGTGGATATTGAGGACCTTGAAGGGTCTCTTATTTTGAAGGCAGGTAGAAGTCGTGCCTGTTTGGTGTTTCAATCTGAGTTGAAATTGCCTTTTCAGGATGTGGAAAGGGGGATTAAATCGTGGGAAGACCTCCCTGCTGAATTTGTGGATGCCATTTCTTTCTTGAAGGAGTTTTGCGGTAACGATTTAGGGAGGCCTGTGCTTACCTGTGTGCATGTAACAAGGGAAGGTATTTTGGAGGCCTCTGATAATTATCGCGTCATTAGGCACACAATGGAATGTGGTATAGGCGTTGACGGGTTTCTGATACCCTCTCCATCCATTTCCGTTGCTGTTAGGATACAACCAGTTCAGATAGCACGGTCCCCGGGGTGGGTGCATTTCAAGAGTGAGGAAGGTGCTGTTGTGTCCTGTCGAGTTTTGGAGAATGATAGGTTCCCAACGATTACTCATGTGCTTAATTATGAGAAGGAGGAGATACAACTTCCTAGGACCTTGGGGGAAGCATTATTGAGGGCGGATGTCTTTTCAAAACGTGAATTTCTGTTAGATGAGACAGTGGTTCTTACTCTTTCTGAAAAACGCATAAAAATTCGGGCAGAAGCACCAGGTAAAGGTTGGTTTGAAGAGGAATTAAATTTGCGATATGATGGTGCCCCGCGGGTGCTGTACATTACTCCATATTTGTTGAAGAATGTGTTACCAAAGTCTTCTAAGGTGTTAATTGGGGACAATAGGATGACATTGTGCGGGGATAGGTGGGAGTGTGTCGTATGTTTGAAATCAATGAAATAAATGGCAGGATTTTTTTCCATCGAGCAAACGAAGTCCTTGGATAGAGTGAAGGGTAGGTCCATGTCTTGTGTGTCTTGTGGTATGTTGAAAGAGTGCCAGCATCCCAGGATGGCACCTTGGGGTAAGATGTCTAAGGGTATTATGATTTTGTGTGAGTTTCCATCTCCTGTTGATGATGAGCAAGGTAGGCCTTGGTGTGATAGAGAGGGGAATTTTTTGAAGAAGGCCTTGTCAAAATATGGGATTGATTTATATGAGGATTGCCTTACGATTCACGCATGTATGTGTGCCCCTGCTGATGGGAAGGTTCCTGATACCTCCGCGTATAATTGTTGTAGGAGGCATGTATTGCGGGCCATTAAGGAAAGGCGCCCCCTTCTTATTCTGGCCTTTGGTCTTGGTGCGCTGCATAGTTTGTATGGTCATCTTCAAGACAAAGGTTTAGGTAAGATGGTGAAATGGAGGGGGTTTACGATTCCTGATCAATCCATAGGCGCTTGGGTTTGTCCTATGTATCCTCCTGCATACGTTAAGAGTGCTGAATCCCCTGTTGTTGAGGTCATTTGGGAGCAAGATATTTTTAGAGCCTTGTCAAAATTGAAGGAGGAATTTCCTTACGTCCCTAATATTGATATTGAAGAAATAACAGATTTGTCTAAATTGGATGATATTCCTTCTGGTGCTTTGGTTGCTTTTGATTATGAAACAACTGGATTGAAGCCACATGCAAAGGGGCATCGAATTGTGTGTGCTTCTGTGGCATACAAGGAGGCTCATGCTTATGTGTTTATGATGCCTAAGGATAGGAGGTTTTTGGAACCTTTTCTTCGGTTTTTGAGGCGCGAAGATATATATAAGGTGGCTCACAATATGAAGTATGAGGAGGCTTGGTCTGTTGTTCAGTTAGGCTGTCCTGTATGCTCATGGGCATGGGATACCATGCAGGCGGCACATATTTTGGACAACCGTCCTAATATTAGTGGTCTAAAATTTCAGACTTTCATACAATTTGGTGTTCTAGATTATGCTTCTGAAGTGAGCCCATATTTACAGGCAGAGGATGATAAGAATGCAAATTCGTTAAATCGTATTGATGAGTTATTGAAGTCTGCCGAGGGTAGGGCTAAATTGCTCAAGTATTGTGGTTTAGACTCTGTATATGAGAGGATGTTGGCTCAGAAACAGCAAGAGGAATTTTCACCGTTCTAGGTCATGGCAATAAGAGAACGAAAATTGGAACCGTTGCGTATTTTGGAGGTGGATGCTACTCCCAATGAGGATTATCCTATTCGGATTTTGGAGGCATATTATCAGAATGCGAAGCGTAAATGGACAGGGGGTAGTGATTGGGAAGAGAAAATGAATAGGGTGCAGGAGGAGCGCAGAAAGATATTGAAGAAGGCTATTTTGACATTGAAGGGGAGGATTGAATAATGGAGGGTGCATTGACTAAGATGGATGCTTATTATTTGATGCATGAGGGCATATTGGCTTTATCAAGAGCTGAGCAGCAAGGATTCCGGGTTGATTTGGAGTATGCAGAAAGGAAAAAAGTTCATCTTTCAAGAAAAATAGAGAAATTGGAGGAACAATTTCGTGAAACACAACTGTATAGGCATTGGGAGCATTCATTTCGGGGTAAGGTAAATATCAATTCCAATGCACAATTGGCAAATTTTCTGTATAAGGTTAAGAAGTTGTCTCCTGTTGCGTTTACAGATTCCGGGATGGGTAGTACAGATGAGGAGTCCCTTCAGGCATTAGATTTGCCTGAGTTGGATTTGTTGCTGGAGGCAAGGAAGTTGAGAAAGGTGAGGGATGTGTATTTGGATGCCTTTGTGCGTGAAAGTGTTGATGGATATATACATCCATTTTTCAATCTGCATTTGGTTCGTACCTTCAGGTCGTCCTCTTCCAATCCCAATTTTCAGAACATTCCTAAGAGGGATGAGGCTGTGATGGAATTGTGCAGGAGGGCTTTGTATCCGAGGCCAGGTCATCAGTTAATGGAGGTCGACTTTTCTGGGATGGAGGTTCGGGTGGCTTGCTGTTATCATAAGGACCCTACTATGGTGCACTATATGACAGAGCCTGCGAGTGATATGCATATGGATATGGCTATGCAGTTGTTTGGTTTCGGGAAAAAGGATAAGGAGCTGCCTGGTGTGGATGTATTAAGGCAAGCGTCTAAGAATGCTTTTGTATTTGCACAATTTTATGGTGATTATTATAGGCATTGTGCGGAGGGTTTGGTGTGTGGTTGGGGGAAATTACGGAAAGAAAGATGGTCTAGGGGGCAGGGTATTGAAGTATTAGGCACACATTTGTCAGACCATTTGATTGATCGTGGGTTTTCTTGTTTTGAGGATTATGTGAAACATGTTCAAAAGATTGAAGACCATTTCTGGAAGGTGAGATTTCCTGTTTACGCACAATGGAGAGAGGATTGGGTCAAGGAGTATTTTCGGAAGGGTTACATGGATACCTTGACAGGGTTTCGATGTAGTGGAGAAATGGAAAGAAATAATATTATCAATTACCCGGTCCAGGGTTCCGCTTTTCATTGCCTTTTGTGGTGTTTCATTCAGGTGGATAAATGGCTGCATGCAAATGGTTTGAGAACAAGGTTGATTGGTCAGATTCATGACAGTATGATTCTCGATGTGCATCCTGCAGAATTGGAGAAAGTAAGCCGTAGAATTTATCAGATCACTTCACAAGAGTTGGCGCATGCGTGGCCGTGGATAATTGTGCCTATGCGAGTGGATGCCGAAATCTGCCCTGTTGATGGCAGTTGGGTTGAGAAGGAGAAATATAAATTCTGTGTATAATGAAATATGATAATGACACACAGGAGATTCGGATATTGGTGGGCAATTATATCCATGTGTTGGTAAGGGTGATTGATCGTAGGTTTGCCAAGTTGCCCCCACCTAGGTATATGGGCCTTGAGGGATGGGCCTTGAGGGAGATTATTAAAATTAAAAGAATAAAAGAGTAGGTATGAGTTTAGCTTTGAAGTATAGGCCGCGCACCTTTGAGCAGGTTCGGGGGAATGAAGAAATTGTGGAGGTATTGGTGAAGATGTTAGGGGATAGATTGAGGGCCCCTCATGCTTACCTGTTTTATGGGCCTTCTGGGTGCGGAAAGACAACTTTAGGACGTATCGTAGCCAAGACATTGGGTTGTGCAGATGATGATTATACGGAGGTGGATAGTGCGGATTTTCGAGGAATTGATACGGTTCGAGAAATCCGCAAGAAGGCTCAATATTGTGCTATGTCTGGTGAGATTAGGGTGTGGTTGATTGATGAGTGCCATAAGATGACTAATGATGCTCAGAATGCTCTGTTGAAAATTTTGGAGGATACTCCTGGGCATGTATATTTTGTGCTGTGCACCACGGAGCCCCAAAAGTTATTGGACACCATTAGGGGTAGGTGTAGTCAATTTCAGGTGAGGGCTTTGGATGACCTCCAGTTGAAGGGTTTGTTGCGTATGGTGGTTCGCGAGGAGGGTCAAACATTGGCAAAGGAGGTTTATGAGCAGATTATACGGGATTCTTTGGGACAGCCTAGGTTGGCTTTGCAGATATTGGAGCAGGTGCTGGCCGCTTCTCCTGAAAAAAGGATTGAGGTGGCTCGACGCACCGCGGAGCAGCAGTCACAATCAATTGAGCTTTGCCGTGCTGTGTTAAGAAAGGCGCCTTGGAAGGATGTGGCTTTAATATTGAAGGGTTTGAAAGATCAAGAAGCCGAAGGCGTCAGAAGGGTAGTTTTAGGTTATTGTCAGGCTATCTTATTGTCGGGTAAGGCTGATTTGCGGGTAGGGTATGTGATGGAATGTTTTATGGAGCCTAATTTTACTAATGGTTATCCTCAATTGGTGTTTTCAGCGTTCAAGGCCGTGCAAGATTAAAATAAATTTAGGTATAATATTTCAAATGGGTGTGTTATGGTGAAATTTGTTTGTATCAATGTGTGAAATGGGTAGCTATGGATTATGAAGTAGACATTAGGATTGATGAAACATCTTTGGATGTGGAATGGTTGGACCAGCCTCAGTTAATGTTGAAGTATGCAAGGCATGCGGCCAAGTGCCGTAAGGCTTTGGATTTGGCCAAGGAGGCTGTGGATGTTACCAGAGCGGAGATGGATAAGGCTATTCGGAAATCTCCCGAATCTTATGGTATTGAGAAGGTAACGGAGACCGCAATCAGTTCTGCGGTATTGTTATCCCGGCAATATTCCGAGGCATACCATGCTTATTTGGATGCAAAGTATGAGACCGAGATTGCCGTGGCCGCGGTGACGGCTGTAGAGCAGCGAAAATCTGCCTTGGAGGCCTTGGTGCGCTTGCATGGCCAGCAGTATTTTGCAGGCCCTCAGATTCCCAGGGATTTGACTTGGGAAAGAGAACAGAAAGGCATCCGTGCTAATGCTGCCGTTGGGCGTATGATGAGAAAGAAATGAGCTGGGGTAAGATTATATTGGCCGGAATTGGCCTTTGTGCTGCCGTGTACTTTCTGAGTAGATTGCAGATGAAGGCATGGCTTCATGAGTTTGATTCTCAGTTGAATCAGAAATTAAAGAGTTCAATTTTCACCAAATCAAAGAAAGATGAAGACAAAGAGTAGTTTCAAAGACAAGATTGCACAAGATGTGCATCGCCAACAATCGACGGGCACCTCCTATGGGTATCTATCGTTACCGAGAAATGTGAGTGTTTTTACCCCTGAGCCTGGAAGCCGTGTGACGTTGGATATTATTCCCTACCGTGTGACGTCGGAAAGGCATCCTGACAGGGATGATAAGATGGAAATTGCGATGCCTGGCACTTTATGGTACAAAAGGCCATTCAAGATTCACCGGAATGTGGGTTCGGCTAATGAGTCATTGGTCTGTCTCTCCACATTTGGTAAGAAGTGCCCAATCTGTGAATATCGTGCCAAAAGGTTGAAAGAGGGTGCGGATAAGGAGGAAACAGATGTCATGAAGCCTTCTTTGCGAAATCTGTATGTGGTGGTTCCTATTGGGCACAAGAAGTTCAAGGAAACTTTGCATATATTTGACATGGCACAATATCTGTTTCAGAATTTGTTGAATGATGAGCTGGAGGAGAATCCAGATAATGCCATTTTCCCGGAATTGGAAGGTGGGCTGTCCTTAAAAATTCGGTTTGACAGCACCG